GTGCAAACATAATTTCTTCAAAGAGTTTACGTCTTATCATATTGTTATGCTCATCTTCATCTCCTATTATTCTAATAACCATCTCAGAAATTTCGTTGATTACTACTGCCAAAAGAGATCCATCGAATCCTTTATAGTCACCGTCTCCACCTTCTGGGTTACGATCATATAATAAATTATACATCATGTGCCAATCTTTAGAATACGCGTTCACTCCCACAGCACAACCATTAGAAATTTTATTATCTGTCATCCATTCAATGAACGTACCAAAGTACATTTTAAATAGAGTACAAAAATCCAGAGATGCACCATTAAATCCTCGTGAAGCTCCTGTCAAAACTTTTGCATAAGATCTTCGTTCATCCTTAAGATTATCCGTAAAGAGTATTAATGGACGTTCATTTTTAGAAAATTTTATAACTATATCGTCCAACAAGTTCTGTAGCGTTTTAAGACCTGGATTGGTCTCGTCACGAGAATGTTGGTAAAATAGAGTCTTTTTCAAATTAGGATGTGTAATCTTTAGAGGAAAACCTATCGAAGATGAAGCATTCATAGATTTTATACTGCTTCCAGGAATACCGTATAGTGCTTCTGTAAGAGACAGAACTCTAAAATCGTGATTTTTCGAACTTTGATTAATAAGAAAGCTTTCTAAATCTTCAATAGATCTAGCTAGTACTTCTTTATCAACTACCACAGGTTCACATTTATACTTTTCTAACATAACATGATATGGATTTATCTCCACACCATCACGTGTTATTGTGCGTAACAGAGCTGGGGCAGTCAAAGGAGTGTTATAAACTGGTTGCGAGTGCAATGGAGATTTACGTATCTCCGACCAACTACCCGTAATATTAGCTCGTCCCTCTGGATCTCCTCCCATAACTTCAAAAGTTTTCTCAATTGCTATCTCTCGATTTTGTGGGGTGGTGAAAATGGTAGTATCAGATGTTTCATTAACAATGTCTGTACATAGGTCTAAAATTTCTTTAGTTACTATAGTACAGAATCCAATTCCTTCCAAATCCAAAGCGGAAACATGAATTCCTAAAATTCTTCTGTTCCCAAGTCTTTCGACTCTAGCTATCAAAGGAGCACCACAATCACCTTCCTCGGTTAAACCTTGGTATTTGATTGTTCTGGTTAAGAAGTACTCTTCGTCAGCTACATTATATATTACATTTATTTTATTAGCTACACTATGGGAACTTATAATACTGGTTTTTCTATGTGGACTAGATATCATGGAAGTGAATTCAGAGGTAAGAAGAGATAAATCTCTTTCTGCCACAAATTTGTCCGATATATCTTTAAACATAGGGAATCCTTTGGGAAATTTAATAAAAGCTAAATCACAATTGTCCACATGAATATCATATGTACAATTCATTAGTTCTCCCATTTTAATAGAAGCTTTATGGATTTCACCACAATATAATCTTAACTCTATTTCAGGATAAAATACGTCACTGCTCGATTCATGTGTCCATGAGGCTATAAAATGCTTTGGTATGATGGCTATTCGACCCTTTACACCAAGGATATAACCTGCGTGAGTATAATCTCCTCCGTCAGGAGAGTATCTAATGGACCAGACATTATGCCTATAAATATTATTGGCTATATCATCACCATTTAAATCTCTTCCTTGAGGCGTGGCAGCAGCAAATTTTGCTTTAAGTTCTGCAACAGTTCTAGATTTAACTGTAGTTTTAGTATTTCCTCGTGACGCAGTCGCCCCCGATTGAGGGGCAGCATTGTCCACTGGACTACTAGAGAAAAAGAATTTGTAGAGTAAATAACACGTTGGTATTGAACCTAGGAGTATTATAACATCAGATGTTTCTAAATTATTAAGAAACTCAGTTCCTTTATAACGTAGAAAATCGTAAGTTTCCAATAAGGCTGACCAAATTGCTCCTAGTACAGGAATGTTGAACAATTTCTTAG